CTTTCTTTATGGAACCGGGATACATACCTAGATGAGTAAAAAACCACTCAACATCGGAGAAGAAGTAGCTGTGCAGATGCCTATGAAAACGGTTGCTAGTTTGATTGTCATCGTCGCTCTCGGCACAATGGGTTATTTTCAAATAATAGAACGTCTCAATGTTGCAGACACTCGTATACAGATAATGGAGAAGGACCTGGAAGAGAATACGGAGTTTAGAATCAAATGGCCACGAGGACAACTAGGTTCATTGCCCGCAGATTCTGAGCAGTTCATGATGATCGAAGATCTTTATAAGACTACAGATAAACTTAACAAACATATAGAATCCATGGCACTAAACAAAGTCAACATAGAATTTTTAAGAAAACAAATGGACAAAGTTTTAGATGATATTGAAAAACTAAAAGATGCTAATCGTGAGATTGGTTATAAGAATGGCAGTTACTCACAATGATAGGGTTATTTTTTATAGGCTCACTATTTTCTATTATTATATTATCCATACTAATATATGTGAGGAAATATGATTGAAGCTGTGGTAGCTCTACTTATGTTTGTAAACGGAGAGATCAAGGAGGCACGTTTGCAAGAGAACATGGCTGGGTGCCTTCGCGGAAAGAGGCACGCGGAGAGACAGTTTAGTGAATCTGTATCTTACAAATGCTGGAAGGGTAAAGCAGAGTTAGAGGACAATATTGATGGTAGCAAGAGTATCAAGAAGTTGATAATAGAATAGAATGAAACCTTTTAAATTTAAAGCAGAAATAGTTACAGGTAAATGTCCTACTTGTGAAGAACATACTTTATTGGTTGGACTATCAAAAGAATTTTTTAGATGTATGACCTGTGGTGCTGATCTAGAGCAACACATAAACGGTAAAATAAGTTACATACCAACTATGCATCCTAATACTTTAAAATCAGATTTAGAAAAGTATTTCGATGGCGAAGAAGTTTAAAGATTTTATAGCACACGAACCCGTGCATCACAAAACATCGATTGGGCGTCACCCCAGTCTTTGCAAAATGAACAAAAGAAAACGAAAAAATTTTAAAAAATACCGTGGCCAAGGACGTTAATGAAAACACTTACATTGATACTATACATCTGCTCTGCAGCAGCAAATTCATGTATAGAACCGTACACATGGCCGGAGACTTTTGATAGCTCCTATCAGTGCATGCTCAAAGGATATGAAGAGTCTTACAAAAAAATAGAACAAATGGGTTCTAAAACTGTAAACGAATTCAATGTTTACATCAAATTTGACTGCCTTCAAGTTGACATAATTCTGCCAAAAAAGAAACCTGTGGTTGAATTGCTAACTTAGAATAATTCTAAACTGTCTGTCCGTCCCAAGAAAGGGACGAACAAACAAAAGGTGTGAGAAGAGATCTTTCTTTTATATTAAAAAAATATTCTTGACAAGACTTGTTTTTGTATTGTAAATTCCCATATATGAAAATTATAAGAAAGGAAACAAATGGCAGACCCAAATAAATATAAATCTCTATCAGTCAAAAAAGACGATTGGGAACAATTAGGTGTACTGGCAAACAAAACTAACAGAACAAGATCTACAATGATCGGAAGATTAATTAGATTTTTTATGGATAACAAAGGTGTAAAAGCAAATGGCAAAGTTAATAAAAATAGCTCCTAACAAATGTATTTGTCCGACGTGTGATGGCAATGGTTATTTAAGAATTGCTACCGGCGATACATCAAAGGACTTTAGAGACAATAGCGAAGTCCACCAGTGTTGGGATTGTGAGTCTTCTGGTGAGTTAGAGATAACAGAACCATCAATAGAAGATTTGGAAACTAGTTCGAGGCTACAATGATTAAAAACTTTGTAGCCAAACTTCTAAGAACACCAAAATACAAACAAAGAAAAGTAGAATCTAAAAAGAAATACAATAGAAAGAAGAAGGTATCCGGATACTACTTTGACTACGACGGCAAACAACGGATACTTTATGACGATCAGCAGTGAACACGCAGCGTACATTGCAGGATTGTTTGACGGAGAGGGCAGCATATATTTTGCTAAACGAATTGAGAAAAAGAAAAAACATAAAGGTGAGGGTTATAGATTTTCTAACTCTATGCGAATAAGTATGGAAGTAACGATGACAGACCAATCGGTAATAAATTGGATACACAAAGTTTTAGGTGTAGGCACTGTTGTCAAAAAACCAAGAAAAGGTTTTCGTAAAGATGGCACAAAATATTTAATGCAATACAAATGGCGTTGTACTTTTAGAGACGCGTTCTACGTGTGTTGTGTGTTATGGCCCTACGCCCACACAAAGATGCCGAAGATACAACAAATTATAGACCACTATGATGGTATAGTTATGAATAACAAAGTGGTTGATTTTGTAGAATATAAAAAATTAATGAATTTAGAATGAAGAAAATTTGTAAAAATTGTAAACAAGAAAAAGATCTTTCAGAGTTTCACCAAAATTTAACTGGTGCATTGGGTAAAGATGCTTGGTGTAAAATTTGTAGAAACAAACAAAGACAACAAAAAAGAATTGAAGCAGGTGAAGAGGCTAAAATAGCTCATAGAGATCAAGACAACAAAAGAAAATGTACTGAAAAAGGTTACATCATGACTTTGTTTTCTAGTTGTAGAAAAAGTGCAGAGAAAAGAGGAGTTAAGTTTGAGTTTGATAAAATTACCTGGTGGAATCATTGGGTATCACAAAAATTAAGATATGGAATGAAATGTCCTTATTCTAAAGTCACCATGACTCACAAAACTGGTCATAACATAGGACGTAAAAAACAAATAAAGATCCCTACTAACATATCACCAGATCAAATATGGCCTGGTAAAGGTTATACTCCTTTAAATTTAGTTTTTTGTGCTAACAAATTTAATGATAATAAAAAGAATATTACACCTGATGGATGTGAGGCTGTCTTAGATTTGTATAACGATAGAATGAAAGAAGGTTTATTAAGAGTAAAAAGTAAGTTTAAACACGGGGATAAATTTCACGTAGCATCTTTAAGAAAAAATTACATCGGTGCTTTTAAAGATGGTAAACTTAGAGGTAGAGTTTTACAGTTGACATTCTATCAAGCTAAAATGGAGCAAGCTCAAGAAACAGACAATTATGAAATGAATTTAGCTTATAAAAAAAGAATTAAAAATTTTTACAAATGAAAAAGAATAATATTTATAGATACCCAAAAACGGTTCGTGAAGTAATAGAAGGTCAACGACATTACGTTATTGATCACTCACACATCACGGAAAAATTACCGAGTGTCACTACAATATTGTCAGCGACTCAAAGCGAAGAGAAGCGCGAATCATTACAAAGGTGGCGAGAACGAGTGGGAGAGGCTGAAGCAACGCGGATCGTGGATCAATCTGGTGCACGAGGCACAGCAATGCACAAGATACTCGAGAAATATATTTTAGAAGAAGGCTATCTCGATGAAACAGAAGTTGGTAAACAAGCACACAACATGGCTCTTAAAGTTATTGAACAAGGGCTTTGTAATGTTTCAGAATATTACGGCACAGAGTGTACTTTGTATTACCCAGGATTATACGCAGGACAAACAGATTTAGTTGCGACTCACAAAGGTGACATGGCAATCATAGACTTCAAACAAACAAATAAAGTTAAACGTAGAGAATGGATTGATGATTATTTTCTACAGCTGGGTGCTTATGCAATGGCACATAATTTTATTTACAAAACACAAATTACCAAAGGTGTGGTGATGATGTGTAGTAAAGATAATTTTTACCAGGAGTTTGTAGTTGAAGGTGAAGAGTTTCAACAATATCAACATAAATTTTTAGGGAGGGTAGATGAGTATAATAGACATCGAGACGAGAAGACTAGATAATATTAAAAAAATGTATGACAAAACATCAGGAGATGTGAAAGAGATGTGGAGAAAAAAATGGTACGAGCTAGCAAAACATATAGGAGGAAAAATAAATGAGAGTAAGAGACTTTCAACAAATACTAGGAAAGTTTACTAATGATGCAAAGGGAACAATAATTTCTGATTGTCCTATCTACATTGAAACAATGGATGGTAGACTAGAGGAGATAAGAAAAATAGAATTACAGGAGAGTAGGTTAATAAACTCACCAGAGCCAGCAAGAATTGTGCTCAAGGCTGAGTCTTTAAAAAGATTTATGTCACCTACTTACAAACAAAGTTAATGGAATCCATAATGGATGTGGTACCAAAGGTGCCCAAAGCGAGAGTGGAGGGCACTTTAGAACCATTCTAAAGTAGAAAGGAGAGACATGGCAAAAGAGGTAAGAATAGTGGGTAAAAAGATAACCCCAAAACAATGGTCAAATTTAGTGCTAGAATTAAATTTGATACGAAAACAATGGAAACCTTATGCAACGTTTGACATACAAGGCCCTGGTGTTAAGAAAATAGTCAAATATGGCACAAGTGTGGCCAAATACAATAGGTGATGTGCCGATGTATAGTAGAATATTTGAGCAAAATTTTTTTTCAGTGATAGAAAAAAACTCATGGCACACTTGGCACAGGGTAAAATCAAGCTATTATCATTGGTATTACTTGCTAATAGGTGTGCCAAGGGTGTTGGCACAGCCTGGCACAGTATTGTATTCGGCGTGCGCGACCCTTTTTGTTTTTTTAAAAACTTTTTTGCCCAAAAATCTCACTATACAGTATAAGGGGTATAATGAGACGCCCTAAAAAATCTAAATATAAATCAGTAGTTATCAAAAAGAAACGATATTACTTTTATGAAATCCTGTGGGAGGATATCACGGCTGATGGAGGCCATGCCACAGCTTTTGACTTCATGGGTTTTATGCCAAGTAGAATGATAACAAGAGCTTACGTCTTTGAGAAGAATAAAAAATACGTAAGAACCTTTGCATCTTACGAAGTAAACGAAGAATTATTTAGTGATAGAAATGTATTTCCAAGATCATGTATAATAAAAATGGAGAAAATAAGTGAAAAATAAAACCTTGACTAAAAACATGCCTCACGTAAAATGGAATCTATTACCACCAAGGCGTGGTCCTAACCCACAGGGAGTAAAAAATGGAATACAAACCAGTAATAAACAAGTGGTCAATGGTAAAGAAGTCACCAAGAAAACTTTTAAATAAAGTTAATTCTTTTGTGAATGGGAATCAGGGTTGGATTCTTTTGATAATTCTATACTATCTAATTCGATATCATCAGGCGTAATATTAATAATCTCTTTGTTGTCATCAAGAATCTTACGTAGTCTATCTTTGATTTCATCAGAGGACATGTTATCTACATTACCAGTCATTACAAGCTTCTGATCTACATACAGGCCACCAGCTTTACCACGTGCAACTTCTGCATTTACTGCTGCAGACCAGGCTTTGTTTTTAAGAGATTCATTTCTAATTTTAGCTAGCTCTGCAATATGTTTCTCAAAAGTGATGCCATATTTTTCTCTTACTTCTGCCCTTAATTCGCCAATATATTTAACAACCAAAGGAAAATACTTTGGGTTACGCATCTCTGATGCAGCCTTCCTGGCCCTAGTCTTATATCCGGCTTCGTATGCACACTCTGCTGGTGACATCTTACCTTCGTTATAAACTAGTAATTCTGCAAATTTACGTTGTTGATCTGTGAGTCTTTTCACTTGTGTCATGGTTGAAATTTACCCCAATATGTAGTAGTTATCAAGCAGAGAATTCCGGTGAAACCAGAGTCAAAATTTTGGAAGTTAGTTAAGAAAAATACACCCAAAATCCAGTGGACAAGACTGGAATCTTGGGCGTCCTTTGGCGTGCCAGACCTGTTGGGATACCATGATAATTGTGGTTTTTTCTTAGTTGAGTTGAAGGTAACAAAGACAGCAAAAGTACACTTCTCACCCCATCAAAAAATGTTTCATCTTACCAGAACGAGACGGAACTTTATCCTGCTCCGAGACGCCTCTCTCGGAGCCATAAAACTTTATGAGAGTACCGCGCTCCCCGGTCTGCTAGTGG